ATGAAGATAACCCATTGTAAATTAAAGAAATCTATACAAAGAAGATTGCTTGAATTTTTTGTTGCAGAAGTGACAGCCAGAACAGCTGCAGATTTATTAGGCATTCAAGCCAATACAGCTGCTCTGTTTTACCATAAAATCCGTCAAGTCATTGACTACCATTTATCCCTTGAAGCCGATGAGATTTTTGAGGGTAAAATTGAGTTAGATGAAAGCTATTTTGGTGGTCATCGCAAAGGAAAACGTGGTCGTGGAGCAGCAGGAAAAGTCGCTGTATTTGGCTTGTTAAAACGACAGGGAAAGGTCTTTACCGTTGTGGTTGAAAATACCAAGACTGAAACGTTACTCCCTGTTATTAAAAGGAAAATTAAGCCTGATAGTTGGGTTTATACCGATACTTATCGCAGTTATGATGCCCTTGATGTGAGTGAATTTCACCACGAGCGAATTAACCATTCCGAGATATTTGCCGAGCGAGAAAATCACATTAATGGGATTGAAAATTTTTGGAGCCAAGCCAAGCCAAGCGAGTGCTTCGAAAATATAATGGAATAAACCGAAAAAACTTTCCTTTATTCTTGAAGGAATGTGAATTTCGGTTTAACGTTGGGACACCTAAAATGCAGCTTAAAACCTTGCGAAAATGGTGTGAAGTTTAGGGCTAATCTACTACAGCCCCAAAAATAAAGTCAAAATCAACCGCACTTAAAACGGGTTTAAATGTGGTTTGAATCGGGTTTAAATACAGCCTTTGATTAAGTAACCGGCGGCTTTACCCACAATGTACGGTTTATTGATATCGGTAGTACGAACGATTTCAACTTTACCACCTACTTCGGTGTAAGTATCCACATACAAGCCGTTTTTACAGCGTACGGTATAACTAAATGATGGCTCGTAGATATTTTGTTTTTGCTCTTTTGATGGCGGCGCAACATAAGCCAACACAATCGCTTTCGACCAAATATCTTTTAATTCGCCAGCTTGTTCATGCACAGCTTCACCCACAACAATACGATCTACTTTGATTAATTTTGCAAAGTCTTCCGGTGTTAAAACTGCGGTAGCCACGTATTTGATTTTTTCTAATACTTTCGGGTGTTCGCTTAACACTTCCAGCACATCACCGGAAATTGCGCAGACGTTTGGTTTGCGACCAGTGGTGCGCTTAATTGCGCGAATACCGGTTTTAATCACACCAATCGGGTCTGAATTAGGGTTGGTAAATTGAGACGTGCCGCTTAAAGTCACTTTGTTTGTTGTTTCGTAGTTAGCTTCGTTTAAGGCTAAGTCTGCACAAGCTTTCTCACGACCCAGAGCAATTACGTCTTGAGTGACACCGGTGGCGTATTGGCGCAACGGATACACACCTTCAGTTTCGTTTACTTCGCGGATGTCAATCGGATATTCGATGTCGTTTTCTTCTAAAACAACGGTCAATGAACCAATATCTTCCGGCGTTAAACGATTTGATGCAGCACGAAGCTCACATTTTGTGGTTTGTAAACGGAACGCTAAGCGACCGAATGTCGGGATTTTGCCGCCTTCTTTTTGGGTTTCTGCGATAGGGAACAACACTTCAGAAATCATGTTGCCGTTGTAATAACCTTGCGCGAGTTCGGTTAATACCGGGTCAACGACGCCTTGTTTTGATAAATCAGTCATTGATTTGCTCCTTTATTGAGTGATTGCGTTAAATGCGGTTGTGTAATCTACATTGTGTTCTTTCATGTAAGCCCAGACTTTTTTGTCCATGTCGATGGCGTCAGCTGACGTGCCTTCGGCATATTCCACCGTGTCATTTTGTGCGGTTGTCGCTTTTTCTTTGGTTGCTACCTCAGAGAAATTTACGGCTTGAGGTTGCGCATCCAAAAAGGCTTTGAGTTTGCTGTATAGGCTATCTCCCTCACCAAACTCGACCACACCACCTTGCATTGTGGTGGAAGCATAATTCAACAAATCGACCGCTTGTTGTTTAGCAATCGGGGCGAGTTTGCCTGCTTTCACTAAGCCTTCCGCAAAGTCGGCATTTTCGGCTTTGGCTTGGTTGAGTTCCGCTTCTGCCTTTTCCGCTTTCGCTTTGGCGTTTTCATCTTTGAGTTGCTGATTTTCAGCACGCAAACGGTCTAATTCCACTTTCTCTCCTGCACTCTTTTCAGGTTCTCCTTGAGTTGGTTCAGTTTGATTGGGTTCATTTGGCATTGCTTCGCAAAAATCCACAATACCTTGCTCACTTTCTGAAAATTCAGGATTGCGCAAGCCTTTCACCGCAGGTGGCATAGCCCCTAAAAAGCCAACGTGGCGTAAATAAAGCGAGCCTTGTTTTGGGTTGTCGGGGCTGTTGGCAAGGTAGAAAAAGGCAGAGGCTTTCTTAAATCGCACATCAGCAACCATTTCGGTAAATTCGGGGTGGATTTGGTCAAGCTCCGCTTTCAACACATCGCCCTCTAACTGCAAGCCTTTTACCCATGCATAGGCTGGTGCTTCCATTGTGGGGTGTCCGATTACCGCTGGGGCTTCGTGATAGGCGACATCGTAGGCATCAACAGCTTGTTGCAAATCGGCAGACGTGATTTCTACCACCGTGCCGTGTGCGTCTGGGCGTTTGCCTGCTTTAAAAATTTCGATAAAGGTCATTTCGTTCTCCTTGTTTGCACACATCATAGAAAAAATGATCGCTTGGGGCTTTTAAACTGGTTTAAGGATTGAAAAAGGGAATTTGAAATGGGAAGAAGGAGAAAAGGCGTGTTTTTGCGTGTTTACGGGTGTTTATAAACACGCTCAAGGTTATTCAAGCGATAATTTATCAAATGGGATTTAAAACGCCAAAATGGGCGTTTTAGGGCTTATTTTTGAAAATTGAACGATATTACAGATTTTGGTCGATTTGGCGTTGTAAAACAGCCTTTGCTTTCTCTAATAATTTTTGCTCATTTTGTGAATTGAGACCTAACCACGGACGAGCAGGAATTTTTGACTGTTTAGCGAAGACGGCATTGTCGCCTTTACCAAATTTTAATCGCTTGCCTTTCTTCGGTTTAATGACACCACCGAATTGGTGCAATCTGGCATACTTGGCATCTGAACCAAATTCAACGCCGTTGTTATCGTAGTTGTAAGCCGTTCTCTCAGATAAATAGCCTTGATGTTTTAAGATTTTGTCGTTGCCTTTTATCTCTTGGGTGAGCGGTGAAAGAGGCTTCCATTTGTTACCATCAGGATCAACTTCCTGCTTAAACCGTTCCGCGTGGATTTTCTTCAAGGTTTCCCCCAGCACGCCATAAAGCTTGTGGGGGTGTTGCAGTTGGTTGGCAATATGGTGCAGTTTTGCGACCGCTTGGGTGTCGTTGAGGGTGATTTTAATCATAACCTTGATCTCGTAGAATAAAAGCGTGGTAATGTTGCCACGCTTTATTTAAGGAATTTATTATGCAAAAAGACATTGCAGATACTATCGCGTTAATGATTTCTAAAGAAATCTTAGTAAATAAATTACCCACTATGCCAGAAAGTGCAGCTCACGAAAGCCTCGCCATTGATTTTGTTGAGTTCGCTAAAAAGCTCTCTTTGGAATTACAAAACAATTACAGCGATATTAATCTTGCTCTTTTTCAGGGTAATCATTCAGCATCTTAACGCTTGCTAAATAATTTGATAAAGACATAGTGCTATTTTCAAATTTTCTTAGCAAAGCCGATTTAATGTCGGCTTTTTCTTGTTTTGTTAAATAGTCAGGGTACATGCCTTGACTTTTAGCGTCTTCCCAGAAGTTCATTGTTATTCTCCTATTGATTAAAAAATAAGTTGGACGTATAGTAAAACCATTGCAGTAGGGGTTACCAACTGGGAAAGGGTCCAGGGTCGAAAGACGGCTGATTATCCTGTTCGAATCAGGCAAACTACTGCAATGAACCCCATAACACTTCAAATGCTCCTAATTGAGTAAAATCTTCAACCGCACTTGCTGTTCTCACTACATTTAATTTTTGAGCGAGTTTCTTGCCGCTTAATTCATCTTTGATTTTGACTTCGTAATCCATTTTGATAGCAACCTTACCTTTCTCAGTTTCATAGATAAATAGCAGCACATCGCCAGCGTTCTTGTTGCGTTGCTGTTCTTTTGCCTGTAACAAAATCGCCTTTGGATTTCTCAACTTCTCTGGCAACTGTTCCCAAAACTCAATCGGCAAGTTAATGCCTTTGGCTTGCTTGGTATCACGCAGGGCGTGCAATACGTCATCATCTCGCACCGCAATCACGGCAGATTGCGGAGCTTTTTCAAGTGCGGTCAATTTATCAATCACTTTGGCTGGGATTATGCCCACGTTTTTCATTTGTCCACGTGCCATTTTTTCGGTGGCAACGGTATCTACCATCGACTTCATCGCGCCGTTTAACATCATCACGGAACGCGGATTTTGTAACACGTTTTCAATCTGTAGGCTGGCAAGTTTTGGCTCGGCATTGACGAACTTATTGAATAACAGCTGATCCACGTCCGCATTTCGCCCTGCAGTCAAGCGGTCAAAATTATGCGGTTGAAATCCTACATCATAACCTTTCGGCACGCGTACCATTCGTGGATTGCCGGAACGTGTGCCGACTAGTTTTTCCTGCCATTCGATTTCAGGCGATGGGCTGACGGTTCTGCCCATTTCCTTGAGGTCATCTTCATCGTGAGCAATAACGGTGCAGTGGCAGCCATAGGCTTTAATGGGGTAGTAATAACGCCAAAATGGATCGCTGGCCGGCAAAATTGTGCCGTCTAAGTCAATATGCTCTTGGCGTGGGTGGCTATTATCGTGGTGATGATATTCCCAATAAGGCATCACATCAGCCAAATCTAAATGCTGTTGCAAACGACCGCGATTGTAGGCAGCGTAAACGTTGGTGTCGTAGATAATACGGCTACGCCAGTTTCTGCCGCCTTTGTAATCCCAGCCTGTGCGAGCGACAACCTCATCAAAACGCTTGCGGAAGCCTTCCAGTGTTTCGCCGTTGTTGATGGCTTCGTCCACCGCTTCGCGAAAGGCAAGCAGCACTTCATTACGATTTGCTCCTGCGACCATAAAAAAGTAGTCGTGTTCTTCGCCTAATACGTCAAGGTAGCTGTTGGTCGGTAGGTTGAGCTTTTTCTCAAAGTATTTGACTTGATTTTCAAAGGTGAATTTCATTGGTAAATCTCCCCTAGCCACTCTTTACTAAAGAGGGGGACTTTGCACGCTCATCTTCTACAGATTGTCGCCCTGCAAATTGGGCAGCGGTTGAACCCCACGCCAGCAGTTCGCCATATTCCGCAAAACTTAATTCAGGAATAAGGCTATCCAGCTGATTGCGGAAATCCTCAAGGCTTTCGGCTTGCCCTAATTGGTTGCGAATGCTTTGCAGCCAATGTTCAACGTGGGCTTCGCCCTCTACTTCTAACTGTTCGCCGATGGTTTCAATTACGCTTTTGGGGATTGGCTCGGCAAAATCGATCTTATCCGTCCCTCTCTTTTGTAAAGAGGGGTTAGGGGAGATTTATTTAAACAAATGTTCGTAATTGATAACTTGCTCGCTATCCAGCCAACTCCACACATCAAAGCACGGGCAGTCTTTAATCCATTCATTAGGTGTGATTGTGCGGTCGCCGTTTAGGTCTGGGCTTAAATCACGATGTCCACAAATACGAGCACTGGGATATTTGGCTTCTAATTGGTGAAGCAAGCGGTGCAGGGCTTCCGTATATTCGCTGTGATTGCGTTTGTCTTTGGTAATACCGCCAACTAAGCAGATGCCAAGGCTGTTTAAATTATGTCCTTTGACGTGTGCGCCTGTTTCTCCCTCTTTGCTACCTGTTTCAACGGTGCCGTCGGTGTCAATCACAAAGTGGTAGCCAATATGTTGTAAGTGCGGATTGAATTGCTTGTAGTTGTCCGCTAAACACCGAAAGACACGCTGTTTGTGCCAGTCATCAATGCGTTGTGCGGCGGTTTGAGTGGTGGTGCGGAGTTGCTTGCCGTTTTGGGTGGCTGAGCAATGGATCACGATTTTGGTGATGGGTGAGGTGTGCATAAAAAAACTCCAGTTATCAAGGATTGGTTGATAACTGGAGTTTAGTTAATGCTTATGGAAAGGGATTTTAAACTACTTTATAACCTTTGAATGGGCTTTATTGAAATAATAACGACAAATTAAACAACTTGGAGAACCCATTATGGCTAATTTTAAACGAGTTATTTGTTGTTACATTATTGAACGTGGTTTAACCGTGAAATGTAGCAATTTTATTGTCAAAAAAATGGAAAAATGCAAAAAAGGATCTTGGCTGTGGTGGCGACTGGCTAAGCTACACTTCAAACTTTTTGACCTTTCTTGCATTATTTTTCAGTATTCTAAATAAAAGCTAATAACTTTGTTTCTTTACTATGCCTTCTGAAGTTTTCAAAAACTTTGCGATAGGATATTCTGACTTGCAAGTGGCACAATAAAATTCATCTTGATAACTAGAAGAAACTATTGTTGCTCCCAAATGTCTTCTACGTTGCTGTAACGTTATTGATTTACCTTCATTATCGTAGCAATGTGGGCAAATATAATGTAAAACACCTTCGCCAGTGGATTGATAAAACGTCTAAATCTGGTATTCATAGATACGCCAAAAAATTGAAAGATTTAGATGGCTTTGTGGGGAAAAGCGGTTCATTTTAATTAGCTACTCAAATTGATGTTGATAATGCCTCAGAACCGAACCAATCGCTAGCTCAACTTTATCAACAACTTGGTCAGATTGAGTATCAAAAATTCCAAATCTTACAAAAAATTTCTGAATTAAGAGTAGAAATCCTACCTTAATAATAAACCCAGCTTACTAAAAATAGGCTAGGTTTATTTTTTCATATATTGAAACTTCGTTACATTTGAACTTTATATCTTACCAAATAGTCAGGTTTCTTCCCACATTTATCTTAGTTTATATGTGTTGGTTATGTTAGATGGGTTTAATTGGATTAAAGAATATGCCTAAAGGAATATTAAATTAGGGGCTGTAGTAGATTAGCCCTAAATTTCACACCATTTTCGCAAGGTTTTAAGCTGCATTTTAGGTGTCCCAACGTTAAACCGAAATTCACATTCCTTCAAGAATAAAGGAAAGTTTTTTCGGTTTATTCCATTATATTTTCGAAGCACTCGCTTGGCTTGGCTTGGCTCCAAAAATTTTCAATCCCATTAATGTGATTTTCTCGCTCGGCAAATATCTCGGAATGGTTAATTCGCTCGTGGTGAAATTCACTCACATCAAGGGCATCATAACTGCGATAAGTATCGGTATAAACCCAACTATCAGGCTTAATTTTCCTTTTAATAACAGGGAGTAACGTTTCAGTCTTGGTATTTTCAACCACAACGGTAAAGACCTTTCCCTGTCGTTTTAACAAGCCAAATACAGCGACTTTTCCTGCTGCTCCACGACCACGTTTTCCTTTGCGATGACCACCAAAATAGCTTTCATCTAACTCAATTTTACCCTCAAAAATCTCATCGGCTTCAAGGGATAAATGGTAGTCAATGACTTGACGGATTTTATGGTAAAACAGAGCAGCTGTATTGGCTTGAATGCCTAATAAATCTGCAGCTGTTCTGGCTGTCACTTCTGCAACAAAAAATTCAAGCAATCTTCTTTGTATAGATTTCTTTAATTTACAATGGGTTATCTTCATTTTTGTAGTATAGCATTCTTGCTAATCTACTACAGCCCCTTATTTTTTAGGAGATAACCATGTCCGAAACACAAAAGAAAGCCTATTTGGTTACTGCCGCTATGGCGATTTTGCACAACGGTAAACGCTACGAGCAAGGCGACAAAATCGAACTCACCGATGAAGAAGCTGAACGCATTGCACTTTATGTGCAGTTAGTTGAACCTGAACAAGTTCAATCTGAATCAGCTGTTACTGAAGCCGATATTCAAGAGGCTGAAGCCAACATTTCACAAGCAGAAGCCAAAACGAAAGGTAAAAAAGGCGAATAATCAATGTACATCAAGGCACAAGATTTAACAGACGTGATGGATGAAATCACGTTAAGACAGCTTTCAACGGATAACAGCAGAGCGACAGAAATCAATCAAGCTGTAATCGCCAAAGCGTGCGAATACGCCACTGAAACGGTGGACGGCTATCTCCGTTCCCGTTATCTGTTGCCGTTAAATCAAGTGCCAACCTTGGTGCGCAACATCTGCTTGCAGCTGGCTCGCTACTGGCTCTATTCACGTCGTCCAGACGGCAAAGGCTTTCCGCCCAATGTGAAAGATGCCCACGCGCAAGCGTTGAAAGATTTGGAACGCATTGCCGATGGTAAATTGCATTTGGGCTTGCTGGAAGTCGGCGAAGCAGCAGACGACAGTTTGCCATCCGCCTTAAAGTTTAAAGCCCGTGCGCCGCAGAAATTGGATTTGTCGGGCTATTAAGGAGCGCATCAATGAGTGCCACTTTACCGATTTTGCAAAGTATCAGAGATCATATCGAACAGAAGACTACGAGTTTCAGTATCGAACTATTCCCTGATGACCTTGAACACTACAACCTACTCGACCCTTTTGGTGCAGTATGCAGGTTCCAAATTTGAAAGTCTTGATAGCACCGATATTATCCAACAACGCCGGAAAGTGTTGGTTGCCCTAACTGTGATTGCTCGCAGTCAGCACGATGACACCGGTGCGTTGGAAATGCTCGACCAGTTACGCCTTGCAGTAGTCGGATTTAAACCGACGAACTGTACGCCTTGTCATCTTATTAGTGAAGAATTTGCCGGTGAAGACAACGGGTTTTGGCAATACCAACTTATTGTACAAACTGAGACATGGCAGGTAGAAGACCGACAGGCGGTTAAATCTGCACCGAAATTTGCACATTTAATTAAACGCTCAACCACGCAACCGTTAGATACACGGTTGAAAACCAAACAAGGAGAATAATATGGCAGTAGCCTTTCACCACGGTTCGGAAACCGAACGTATTAACGGTGGTACAGTCGCTATCCGTCAAATTGACGGGGCGATTATTGGTTTGGTTGGCACAGCACCGATTGGCGCAACCAATGAAATTACCCTGTGCCAAACCTCAAAACATTTTTCGCAATTCGGCAATCTAGTAGATAAAGGTTATACCATTTGTGATGCACTAGATATTATTAAGCGATATGAAGCAGGTACAGTATATGTAATTAACGTGTTAGACCCTAAAAAACATCGGACTACGGTAACAGATGAAGTATTAACACAAAATGCTAACACGCTTATTGCACAAACTCAGAAAGCAGGCTTAATTGAGTTAACCATTAAATCAGGTGCAACTGTATTAAGTGCTGGTAAAGATTACACCGCTAATTTATTAACCGGTGAAATCACCTTTATGCGCGCACAAACAGAACTTAAAGCAACCTATGTTTATACTGATCCAACTAAAGTAACAGAGAGTGATGTGCGAGGCGGTATTGAATCAGCCACAGGTAAGCGCACTGGCTTTAAGTTGCTCAAAATGGGCTTTATCGAATTTTGGGCTGATGCCAAAATTGTGATTTGCCCTTAATTTAACCAACAAGCAGGCGTAATGACATCGCTTGCCACCCTTGCGGATAAGCTCAATGCGATTGCTTATATCAATGCACCGAAAGGTACCACACTTTCACAAGCAGTGGCTGGGCGTGGCAGTAATGGTACCATTAACTTTTACACCAGTTCTGACCGTATGCATCTCTTTTACCCACACGTTATTGGTGAACGTGGTACGTTAAAAAGCCTTGCTACACACCTGCTGGCTTGCGTATGAAAACTGATGTAGAGCACGGCTATTGGTACTCTACCTCGAACCGTGAACTCAAAGGTGTGCAAGGTGTAGAGGTTAAGTTGACTGCGCGTGTGAACGACGTGCAAAGTGAAACAAACCAGCTTAACTCCCGTGGTATTACTACCGTATTTAACAGCTACGGTACAGGTTATCGCTTATGGGGCAACCGCTTGACTGCTTACCCAACCAGCACCCATATCAGCCAATTTGAAGTAGTACAACGCACGGCAGACTTGATTGATGAAGGCATTGCCCAAGCGGAATTGCAATACAATGACCGCCCGATTGATGATGCCTTGCTAGATAGCCTATTAGGTACGATTGAAACCTATATGGGAACGCTCAAATCTATCGTCGGTTACAGTGTAGGGCTTGACCCTGATGCTAACCTTGTTGATGCTTTCAGCCAAGGTTTAGTGCCATTGCAATATGATTTCACGCCGAAAATCCCTGTGGAGCGAATCCACAATAAGAGCGTGGTTACTCGCAAATATCTTGTTAACTTAACCAGCCGTGGAGGTCAATAATGAGCGGTGTCGCGATTAACAAAATTGAATGCGCTTGCCCGTGATGTGAGCTTGACCTTGCAGGAATTTGTCGGCAATCCACAAGCGGGGATTTTAGGTGCGGCATTATCTCTTGTGGGTAATTCGCCCTTGGCTTCCATTATCCCGAAAGGCTTAAGCAATTTTGTCAGCCAAACAAATCAGTTGATAAGTAAAGGCATTGCGGTAGCTCGCCAAGTCAAGCAGGCAGTTTCTGATGTGAAAAGTGCGGTCGAAATTGTAAAAAATCTGAAAAATAACCCGCTTGCTGCCCTGTCTGAAATCAGTGGCATTGTGAATACCTTAGGTGGTTCTTTCAGCGGTTTGGCTGAAATGGTGGGCTTAGGTAAGGCGTTTGCTACACTGACCGAAGGTGTGCGAGGCGCGGCGGGTTTTATGCAAGATTTAACCACGCTTTCAGGACATTTAAATACGGCTTATAGCTTATTTAAATCAGGCATCGAAGGCGATGAGTTGGGCGAATGGTTTGACTTAGGCGTAAAAGCAATTGAATCGGCTGAAGTGGTCTCGGAATCTCTTGCAAAAAACTCGGCAAAAATGACCGCTTGGATCGCCATTCGTGCTGACAGTGGCGAGGATAACGATGAGTAATGCCATTATTTTGCACACTGTGAAGCAAGGCGAGCGTTGGGATAACCTTGCCTATCATTATTATGGCACGGTTAACGAAATCAATCGACTGATTGATGCCAATCCGCATATCCCATTTTGTGAAATGTTACCAATGGGCGAAACTTTAAAAGTGCCTGTGCTAGAGGTGAAAACCACCGACAACAGTGATTTGCCGCCGTGGTTGCAAAGAGATAACTAATGCAAGTGCAATTGCTGTATGAAGCCAAACAAATTACCCAATATGTGAAGCCGAATTTGTTGCGGCTCACTTATACCGACTATCTCTCTGACCAGTCGGACGAATTACAAGTGGAATTTGAAGATATTGAACGCAAATGGGTCGGCAGTTGGTTTCCCACTCAAGGCGATAAATTAAGTTTGCAACTAGGTTACAAAGGCGAGCCGTTAGTGAATTTAGGTAGTTTTGAACTGGACGAAATCGAATGGCAATGGTCGCCCGACCGAGGTTCAGCCGTCTCACTCAAAGCCCTTAGCACGGGCGTAACCAAGGCGAACCGCACGCTTAAGCCTAAATCTTATGAAAATACCACGCTGGTAAATATCGTGAAAACCGTAGCAAAGCGGTTGAAACTCAAGGTAACAGGCACGGTGGCAGATATTCCGATTCAGCGTGCTACCCAATACCAAGAACGGGACGTAGAATTTTTAACTCGGCTGGCGCACGAATACCACCACAGCTTTAAAATTGTCAATCAAACGCTGGTTTTCACCACTATGGCAAGCCTTGAAACACGCCAACCCGTTGCGGTGATTGATTATAGTGAGGTGAAAAGTTTACGCCTGCGTGACCGTATTAAAGACACGGTTTCAAAAGTGGAGGTTTCAGGCTTTAATCAGCACGAGAAGAAGGCATTAAAATCCACTAAAAAGCACAAGGCAAAACGCCCCACGAAAAAACAAGCGGTAGCCAGCAGTGCAGATACCTTAAAAATAGTGACCCGTGGTGAAAGCCAAGCACAAATGAACGCCCGAGCCGATGCCGCGCTTGGGGAAAATGATGACCAACAAGCTGGCAACATTACCGTGATTGGCAACCCAAAACTGGTAGCAGGTAATACGATTTGGCTGACGAATGTCGGTATGTTTAGCGGTAAGTACTTAATCAAGCAAGCACGCCACACGGTGGACAAACGGCAAGGCTACACCACCGACCTTGAAATCAAAATGATTGAATTTAACGAGGAATTACCAAAAGATGAGAAAACCACATCCCACGCATAATTTCGGGGCGACTTATCAGGAAGGTATTGTCAGCCAAGTTGATCCCAAAACCCATCGTATTAAAGCGACCATTCCCGCCCTAGAAGATTTTGAAACTGCGTGGCTAGCGTATCTTGTTCCCAACGCAGGTGGCAATCAGTTCTACTGCTTACCTGACGTGGGCGAATTAGTAGCAATTTTGCTCGATGCACGCGGTGAAAGCAGTTGTGTTTTGGGCGCGATTTACAATGCACAATACACTGTGCCTGTTACAGATAGTGAAATATGGTTACATAAATTCAGTAACGGGACTGAAATTTCTCACAACCGTAAAACAGGTGATGTTGTGGTAAAAACATCAGGTACGGTAACGGTTACTGCAGGCAAGGCGGTGGTGAATGCCGAAACCGAAATCAATGGCAACACCACCATCAATGGCAAATTACATGCTAGTGGCAACATTACCTCGGGCAAAGAAGTGTCTGCGCCAAGCGTTAAACAAGGTTCTGTTTCACTTGGTTCTCACGTCCATAGTGGCGTCCAAGGTGGTCGAGACACTTCCGATAAACCCCAGTAATTCTTTAAATTAGTTTAAAATTCCTCTCATTTCATAGCCGTTACACTCACGGCTATGAAAACAGCTATCCAACACACTCACTGGCAATTAGCCCCCACTGATGTCGCTACCATTCAAGGCGAAGATGATTTGCATCAGTGCATTCTGAATATTCTGTCCACCCGAAAAGGCAGCGACGTACTTCGTCCTGATTTTGGTTCCGAGCATTTCGATTATATCGACCAACCTGAAGATATTGCGATTCCGAATATCGTGCGCGAAGTTTTTACTGCCATTGATAAATGGGAAAAGCGTGTCGTGGTGCAAGAAGTCATTATTACCGGTGAAGCCCCTGAATTTCACTTTACGGTGAAATGGTGCGTGGCTGAAGATGTTGCACGTCAAATTTATGCAACGGAGTATCAACTATGATTGCAAACCGTGAAGAAATTCAAATTATTGAAGAAGATGTGGCAAAAATCCTTGCTGACTGCATTGCGCAATATGAAGAGCGCACAGGCAAAACCTTACAACCTGCTCATATTGAGCGGCTAATTATTAACCTATATGCATATCGTGAATTATTGATGCGCAAAGGGATTAACGAAGCCTTTCGGCAAACCTTCCCTCAAACGGCAACGGGGCAGGCGTTAGATTTATGCGGTGAACAAATGGGCTGCATTCGCCTTGCCGCGCAACCGGCTGAAACCACCTTACGTTTTCGCGTGGAAGAAACCGAACACGAGGAGATTGTGATTCCGGCAGGCACGATGGTGCGTGCCACAGAATCACTTTATTTTTCAACGAAGACGGAAACGGTGATTTCAAAATTCGCCAGTTTTGTTGACGTGATTGGTGTAGCAAACCTCACGGGCGAAATGGGTAATGGCTGGGAAGCAGGACGGGTGAAAACACTAGAAAGTGCGGTGGATTATCAAGGTACTTTAACGGTCAGCAACATTGATGAAACCGATGGTGGGGTGGCAGAAGAAAGTGATGAAGATTACCGCAAGCGTATTTTACTTGCGCCCGAAGCGTTTACTGTCTGTGGCACATTTGAAGCCTATAACTACCATACACGTAGCGTGACGCCATTTATCAATGACGTTGCTGTTCAACGCCCCAAAGCCGGCACAGTAGAAATGACAGTGTTAACCAAACGTGGCGTACCTCAACCGCTCTTAATTGACAAAACCAAAGCCTATTTAAGTGGCGATAAACGCCGACCGCTCAATGACACTGTAATTGTCTCACCGGCGAAAAAAGTAAGCTACAACATTGTGGCAAATCTTGAGCTTTATAGTTCAGCAAATGCCGCAGAAACTAAAAGTCGAGCATTGAAAGCTGTGCAAGATTTATTAGCGAAAGAGCCATTTACTCTAGGCGTGGATATTGTGCCACTAACTATTGCAGCAACCTTGAAAATTTCAGGCGTGTATAACGTAGAAATTATGGAGCTACATTTGACTGAGGTGTTGGAAAACGAATGGGCGGTGTGTGAAAGCATTACCTTAAACGTGGTGGGAGAATCTCATGGCTAAGCTGATTTATGCGGACATTATCCGCCAAGATGTGAAATTTACTACGCTTGCCGATTTAACCAACCGACTTGATACCCTTGATAAGTCGCAGATTATGACCTCGCTGATTGATTTGCTCGATGAAAAATACATTGAGTTGGTGGCCGAGAAATGGAGTGTGACAGGTTATGGCGGCTATTTGTTAGCTAATGATATTAAGTCAAAACGCACCTTAATTAGCTCCGCAGTTGAATTGCACAAATACAAAGGCACGCCGTTGGCGGTGAAGCAGATTTGCAAAAAATTGGGCTTAGGTGAAGTTGAAATTATAGAGCGCCTCGCCAAGCAATACTACGACGGTGCAATTATACGCAATGGTATCTACTACCGTGGTGATGATAACCGCTGGGCTCAATACCGTATTCTTTTAAATAGTGTGATTACCAATAGTGAAGCCAAGATTGCTCGAAAAGCAATTGAACGATTTGCTCCTGCACGAAGCGAGTTGGTGGCATTGGACTACCGCAAATTCGCTTTTTTACATAACAACAGATTAACTCGCAACGGTACTTATAGCCGTGGTGCAGCATAAGAGAGGATAAAATGACGACTTTAACAAAAGATGATTTTTTACCAGAACAACCAGTTTGGGAAGATGGCGTTTATATGCTGAAAGAAACCGACCCTGTACTTGGTGGTCCAATAGGTGTTGATAATTTACCCTTAAAACATTTAGCAAACCGCACGCTATTCTTAAAAAGCGAAATGGAGAAGGTTGGCGAGCAAAATGAAAATGCTTTCAGAAAACTTGCTAAAGCCGATGGCTTCCGTTTTATCGGTCAAGCCGAAAGTATCGAACAACTCCGCACAATTCGCCCAACAGAACATGGGCAACGGATTTTGGTTAAGTCGTACTACGCAGGTGGTACAACTGGCGGTGGGGAGTTTGTGGCAGATTTGCAAGATTTGGTGACACCTGATGATGGCGGGGTGTGTTTTGTGGTTGAGGGTGGCAATGCAGGGCGTTGGAAGCGAGTATTAGACAGTGAGATTTCCGCCTTTGATTTTGGTGCGGTGGGTGATGGTATGGCTGATGATGCTCAAGCCCTTAATCGTGCGGCGAATCATTGCCAAAAACAATGGGGCAAAATGTTGTCACTTTGTGGGGAATTTTATCTCGGCTCAACAGTGAGCTTTCGTCATTGTAAAGTTGAGGCGACTCGGGCAAGGTTTGTCGTAGGACATAACGGGATTGGTCTGATTTTGGGTGGCTCAGGCAATAATGCCAACAACCCAACGCAACAGATTGATGAGGTGATTCGTGCCGTTGGGATGCCTTCAAGCACTCGCCTTACTCCCTTGGTACAAGTTATTGGGGCAAAGGGACAATACGTCGACATCAACCGAGCTGATTACGTGCAGATTTATGCTAATGCCACCGCAGGCAGTCAACATAACAACAATTATTCTAGCGCTTATTCCACCTTTAATTTCAAATTTGTAAACACCATTGAGCTTTTTGGTGAAAGCGGTGGCTGGATTAACGAAAATACTTTTAATCTGAATCGTTGTTTTAAGATTGTGCTAGATGGTGACTATTTACACAATCATAATCTCTTTAATCGTGGCTGCATGGAAAGCCAAGGGGAGATTTATTGCAATGGCTCTAGTAATCAGTTTGTCGGCTTTCGCTTCGAACGCCGACCCTCTGTTGCAACAGAAACGCTCAAGATTACTTTTACCAAGTCATCTTGGAATAACCACATTGAAGCCAGTTGGCAATCGTCAAAAGGCTACACCAACAACCCTTACGGCACACATCTTATTACCGTCAATGACGAGGGTTTGGGTAATACTGTTAATCACATTGCAGCCAAAAATAGCCAAGATGTACCGCTCTTTTCGCTGACCTCACAAGCTGATATTGCCATGGCTGGCACAGGGGCAGGCGGTGTAGTGGGCTTGAGTAATATGGCAGGAGTGCGCAACCTCAAGCGTTTGCCGAATGGGAAATATGAAATCGCCAATAATCACTCTGTGATTTACGAGTCACCACTGATTGACCTTACTCAGTCGCCGATTGTGTGGTTTCGTTCTTCCGAACCGCATTTCCGAATGAGTGTGTATTATTTCAACGCACAAGAACAACGCTTAACGAACAAGGCAGAGGTAGGCGAGATTTTTAGTGGTAGCTTTTACTGGAGCGACAGCGAAGGTTTTAGTTTCATGCAAGGCAACTCACAAAACATTAACTTTCACACAAAACCGAATCAAGCTCGTTTCGCTAAAGTGGTGATTTCATCGGGCTCTAATGTTGCAGGACTTACCTTTAATGCCCTTGCGTTAGGGATTCGCCAGTTTAATCAATTCTCAAAGATTGATGGCTTTAGGCTGGAAATGCTACCTGAACCTAAAGGCGGCAATCAACCGATGATTTACCAAAATCAAGAAATTGATATGGATAAAGTACCAGAAGGCGTGGTGTGTTATAAATCAGACCTCGCCGAAATGCGAGCCAATATTCAAAAAATGCCGTTGTTGATGAAGTCTATCGTCGATAAAACGATAACTCTTGCTGTACCAAAAATGTTCTTAGAGCGAGGCAAAGGCGAATTGCTGTACAAATCGGACACAGACGGTAGCTATAAACGCATTGCGGTGACATCGGGCTATCACATCACTATCACGCTCACCGAAAATGCCCCAGCGGATTTAAGCGTAAACAGTGAGTCCTATTTTGTTATTACTAAAATCAAAGGGTTATAAATATGACAAATTATCAAGGGCAGTATGTTTTTAAAAAATCAGATAAAACGATGTTGATGTGGACAGAAGAAGGTGAACTTAGCCCCGACTTTACGACAATTTCCCCACCGACAGCTGACCACGAATGGCAAAATAATGAATGGGTATTGCCCAAAGTGGTTTATTTAGCACAATTAGCAGAGGCAAAAAGCTATTTATTACACCAATTAACTGACAAGGCAGACCGATTTAAAGCCCAAATTCTCGTAGGCTACTCACAAGCAGAAATCGACAGTTTTTACCGACAAGAGCGTGAGGCAAGAGAATGGAAAGTCAATAATCAAGCGAAAACACCGATGTTGAGCCAAATTGTTGAAAGTCGCCCTGAAATCCCAAGCCTTGCGGTATTGGTTGAAAAGGTTATCGAAAAAGCTGATACCTTTTCGGCGGTGATGGGTGGCATTATAGGTAAAAAACAAGCCATCGAAACCCAAATCGAGCTTGCAAAAAACAACGAAGAATTGACCGCTTGCGAACAGGAGATTGAGCAATGGCAACTAGCGAATCACTAAACAAATGGGGTTATCACGTCTTAATAGCCCTAGACCAACTGGCAAACGCCCTACTGCGTGGGGCATCGGACGAAACCCTTTCAAGCCGTACTTATCGAGGGGCGGTGCTAGCCAAACAGCCTAAAAAGCGTTGGAAAGTAATGTATCGCATTATTGAGGGTATTTTCTTTTGGGAAAAGGGTAAACACTGTAAAACAGCCTATGAAAGCGAAGTGAAAAGGCGACAATATCCATCAAGTTTTAGAAAAAAGGAGATTGAATGATATTACAAAAGCAACAAGCTATTCAGGAAAATATGAGGATAATATGGTATTCAAATTTTAGAAAACTGTAATTCAGTTTCAATATATGAAAAGAAAGCGAG